GGATCTTGAACTGCCCCGGCCGCCAATGGTGGCGACCGGCACGGCCACAAGCGTGACAATCACCTACACGCCGGGCGTGAGCGGCACCACGGCCACGCTCGACACCGCCACGTACCGGGTGGACCGCCAGGCGACGCCTGGCGTCTGCCGGCCGCTGTACGGCCAAACGTGGCCCACGCACTTGATGGATCAAAACAGCATCGTCGTGACCTGGTACGCCGGGTATTCGGCGGACGGTTCAAGCGTGCCGGCCCCAGTGAAGTCGGCAATTCTCATGATCGTCTCGCACCTGTGGAGCAATCGTGACGCCGCCTCCGAGACTGCAATGAGCGAGGTGCCATTCGGCGTCAAGGCCCTGCTCGACACCGTCCGCTGGGGGAGCTACCGATAATGGCACTGCCGGCAGGCGACATGTGGACGCGAGTGACGATTGAGGCCCCGACGCCAACGGCAAACGAGGTGGGCGAGCCCGTGCTCACCTGGTCTGCGTTTGCGACTGTGTGGGCGGCCGTCGATTCGCTCTCTGCCCGTGAGACCGAGCGGTTTGCCGAAACCGTGGGATTCATGACGCACCGGGTGCGAATCCGCTACCTCGAAGGGCTGACCGGAGCCATGCGGATTGTCTACCGGGATCGCACGCTGGAAATCGGTCAGATCATCGAGAAGGATCGGCTGTGGCATCAAGAAATCATCTGCACTGAAAAGAGGGCCGCCGGATGAGCCTGCCCGAAGCACCCGAGGCGTTCCTATTTCAGCGGCTGACGAGCCAAACGTCGGTCAGCCAGTACATCGGCTCGCGCGTGTTTCCGCTGCTTGCCCCAACGGGCACTCCGCTGCCGCTCGTCATCTACCAGCGCACAGCCGTAGAACGCCCGCAGAGCTTGGCAGGCAACGTCGGCAATCCCGTGGTGACGCTGCAGCTGACCACCTACGGCACTTCGTACACCAGCGTGAAGACGATCGCCCGAGCCGTCCGCCTCGCCGTGGACGGGTGGACGGGCACGACGGCCAGCGTGACGATCCAACGCACGACGCTGCAGACAGAGTCGGACGGCGTGGAGCTGCCGCAGGATGACCAAATGCTGCCCTACTACAGCGTGCAGCAGTCTTTTGAATTCCGAATCAACGAGGCAACGTAATGGCAGGCGGCGTTGATTTCCGGCTGAATACGACAGAGAAAGACGCCAAATGGATGAAAGGCAGCGTCCTTCAAGAGTCGCTTGTCCTTGAACCGCAAGACGTACGCGCCGCCATTGAGGAGAGCATGCAGCCTGGCCTTCAGGCTTTTCGGCTAAACGTCGGCCGGCTCGGGTCTGTCAGCGGGCGGCTTCGCAGATCGCCGGCTGTCTTGACGAGGAAATACGGCCGCCAGCCAAAGTTCCGCATTCTTGGACTTGTGGGATATCGCTCGGGCGTTGCCCCGCACGCTAGGTATCTGGAGCTTGGCACGCCGCCACGGGCGGGACGCGGATTGATTAAGGCCAGGCGGATGGCGTGGAGCGCGTTCTTTGACAACCGCGAACAAATGCTGAACGCTGCGAAATCTCGGCTGGAAGCTCTGGCGGCAAAAGCGTTGGCCAAGATCGGCTAACTGCAAGGATTCCGCCCCTGCGTCATACGGTAAACGGTAGGGCCAGACGGCCCACGAACCACAGGAGACATGCCGCATGGCTTCCGATTCTCAGGGCAATACCTTCGTTTTCGCCAGCGCCACGTACACCGTCACCAGCGTCACCGTGACGCCCGGCGGCGATCTGCTCGACGAGTCACATCTTGGGATTGCCAGCGGCCAGGGCCGCCGCTACCAAGCCCCCGCGCTGAAGGACGATGAAGTCAGCATGGAGGCGCTCGGCACAACGACCGTGGCCGTCGGCGCTAGCGGCAATCTGGTGTTTGCGGGAACGACGTACACCGCCGTGTGTTCGAGTTCAAGCGTGGCCTATGCCGTGGGCGAGCTGGTGAAGCAGTCCCTGACGTTCAAGGTTCGCTGATAGCCGGGAGGCCGGCATGGCGAACGTATCGCAGGGCACGACCGTCACGTGGAACGGCGTTACGCTTGGCGAGGTGGTTTCTGTGTCGGTTGACGGCCTTTCTGCCGAAACCGTGGAAACCACTTCGCGCACCTCGACGCAGCGATTTAAGGCATTCAGCAGGGCCGACACAGACCTTGGCGCCGTGAGCGTCACGGTGCGTGCCGCCAACGCCATGACGGCCACCAACGTCGGCTTGACGGCTGCCTTATCAATCAGTGGTCCGAATGTTTCGTGGTCATTTGCCTGCGCGTTCTTTGAGACGCTCGCGTGGCAGGCAAGTGTCGGCGAGCTTCAGACGTACACAGTGACCTTCAAGCTTTCAGGGACGTGAACATGGCGTTGACCAAAGACCAGATTCTTTCAGCAGATGACCTTGGCCTGCTCAAGGTGCACGTGCCCGAGTGGAGTGGTGACGTGTATATCCGCGTCATGACGGTGGGCGAGCGCGATGCCTACGAAAACGAATGGCAGCGCAAGAAAGAAACCGGCGTCGACGATTTCCGCACCAAGTTCCTAGTGCGGTGCATTGTGGACGAAAAAGGCAACCGCCTGTTTGACAACGGCGACGTGGCCAAGCTCGCCCAGAAATCGGCGCGTGTCATGAACCGCATCTGGATGGCGGCCATGGAGCACAACAACCTGTCCGACCAATCGATCGAGGAACTGGCAAAAAACTCCGAGCCCGGCCCGACGGCCGGGTCTTCATGATTCGCCTGTGCCTAGCCACTGGCTGGAGTTTGGAATACGTCGAATCACTACCAATCACCACATACCGGGAGCTGCTGGCGTTTGACAGATACATAGAGCCGATCGGCAGGCCGTGGGAGCAGACCGCCACGCTTGCAGCCTTGACGATTGCCCCGCACGTCAAAGGCAGATCCCCGAAGCCGTCGGACTTCATCCCAGTACGCAAGCCCCCAATGACGCCCGAAGAGATTGCTGCCGAGCTGGCAAAGTTGAGAAAGCCGACCCATGGCGAAACTTGATCTGGCATTCAAACTGACGGCGAACGCCGACGGCATGGCTGCCGGCGTAGCCAAGGCCGACCAAGAGCTTTCCAAGGTTGGCGCCAGTGCCAAGGCCACGTCTGCCGAGTTTCGCCAGGCTGCGAAGATCACCCAAGAGCTGCGCACGCCGGCTGAGCGATACGCCGACACGATCGCCAAGCTCGACGCCTTCATGCAGAAGGGCTTGGTGACGCAGGACATCTACAACCGAGCCGTCGCCAAGGCTGACGCGGAGCTAAAAGCGGCGACTTCCAGCATGGACGAGCTGGGCCGCAAGGCCAGCCTGACTGAACGCATCCTAAACGGGACCAGCGGGGCCATTCGCGGAGTTGGTGACGCCACCAAGTCAGTCGCGGATGCAGGCGTCAGTGTGATCAAGTTTGGCAAGGACGTGGCCTTCACGTACCTGCAATGGAAAATTTTTCAGGCAGTTCGCAGCCCGGCGGGGCTCAAGGATTTTGCCATCGGTGCGATTAAAGCGACGATGGCCGCCCGCACCATGATTTTTGCCGCCAAGGCGCTCGGCATCGGCCTTGCGATCGGCGGCGGCGCTGTCGGCACTACTGCCGCTGCCGTGCTGGGCTTGTCGAATCCGCTTATTGGCGGGGCTTTACTGACGCTCAACCTGGGCCGGGCGTTTCTCAACGCCAAGGACAGGGCATTTGAGATGGCCGCTGCCATCACAAGCGGCACCGTAACCCTGCAGCAGCTTAACGCCGAGCTTGGTCAGGTGCAGGCCCAGCAGGTGGACAACTTGGCCTTTGCCATGGAAGAAGCGACTGCCGCAGGCGAGCGCTCAGGGAGTGCGTTTGCCGGGCTGGCTGACGTGTTCGTGACGCCGTTCATAGGAGCCTTTGCTGCCGTTCAATCCGGGCTCGCTGGCTTCACGGACGGCATCAGCGGAGTGGTCGAGGGCATCACGTCGATTCTCTCGCCCGTCGCCCAGGCTATCGCCCCCGTGTTCACGCTCGTTGGGACGCTTGTAGAGGGCGTGCTGAAGCTCATTGGCGTGCTGGGCGAAGCCCTTGGCGTTGTTCTCAAAGTCGCCGGGGCAGTTGTTCGCACTTTCCTGTCGCCGTTCATCGTAGGGCTCACGAACCTCGTGGAAACCATTCGCAGCGGTATGAATGCTGCCTTCGGTTACATCGGTGAGCGGATCGATTGGGCCAGCCAGAAGATCAAAGACTTTTACGCCTTCATGTCGAAGGTTCCAGTGATTGGCGGGGCGTTTGCCAGCGGAGAAGCCCCGGCGGGCGGTGGTGCTGCCGGTGCACAGCAGGCCGCCGTAGACGCTCAGCAGTCTGATCAGCTGGACTTCGAGCTGCGGCTTTACACGGCACGACTCCAGAACGAGGAAGCGATTGCCGAGGCCCGCAGGAAGGCATCGTCGGATCAGTTGGACGCCGATTTGGCCAACTTCGCCGCCCGTCGAAAGATGGAGCAGGACATCGAAGACGCCAACAAGAAAGCCGCCGACAAGGCCGCCGCAGACAAGCTGGACGAAGACCTGCGGCAGTTTGCGATCCGCCGCGAGAACGAGCAGGCAATCGCAGACGCCAACCGCAAGCGGCAAGAGGAAGTCGCCGAAAAGCAGAGTGAAATCGACAAGTTCACCGACGAGCGACAAGCGGCCCTTGGTGGCAAGTCCAATGAAGCGCTGAAGGCAAACGACGTGCGATCCAGTGAGGGCATGTCGCAGTTTCTCGCCTTGGCCAGCGGCCGGGAAGATCCGGCCATTGCTGAGTACCGCAAGCAGACGCAGAAGCTTGACGAGATGAAGGCCGAGCTGCGTGCCCTCAATCAGCAAGCCGTAGACATCTTGGGAGCTGCTGCGTAATGGGCATCGTCAAAGTGACCGAGCTGCCGACCGTCACAGGCTCCCGCAAATTCGGCGAGCCGCCGACGTTTCAGCGCAAGTGGGTGGTCGAGGTGGACAATCCCACCACGTCGCAGACAGACATCAGCAACGCCCCCGGCGTGGCGTTCTTGGCGTCGCACCCCGAAGCGTACTATTGCCTGGCGATGAACGTGAGCGTGAGCAATTACAACAGCTCGCGCTGGCACTATGAAGTGACGTGGGACTACGAACTGCCCAAGCAGGCCAACGTCGATCCCAGCCCGCTGGCCCGCGCCGATATCTGGAAGTGGAGCACTGGCGGCTTGCAAGTTCCGGCCCTGTACTACTACGACGGCACCACGCTCAAGGTGCTGCAGAACACGGCTGGCGATTTCTTTGAAGGGGCCACGGTAGACATCTCGACGCTACAGGCGTCGATTAGCGGCAACCGACCAAATTTTGATTACGCCCTGGCCACGACCGTCACCAACACGGTGAATTCCGACACGTACCTGGGCGCGCCGCCGGGGTCGTGGAAGTGCAGCGGCATCTCGGGGCAGCCCGCCGTGGAGGTGGTCAATGAGATCGAACTCCGGTATTGGCAGATTGAAGTGACGCTGGAATACCGGCCAGACAAATGGAATCTGCAGCTGCCTAACGTCGGCTGGAACTATTTGAACGGCAGCACGAAAGAGCGGGTGTACGTGATCGACGCTCAATCAAAAGAACAGGTGCCGTCCAGCAACCCGCAGCCGCTCACGTCTAGTGGCGGAATCAAGACCGGCGCCCCCGACATCATCGAGCGTCGAGTGCAAAAGGAAGTGGCGTTCAATCAGTTTTTCGGCCAACCCACGCAGGCGTAAGGAGCAGGCATGCCAGACATCGTTTACACCGTCAACGGTCAGATCACAAAAAACGTGCTATCTCAGTCATTCGCAGCGTCTGGCGTTACCGCCGACATGTCATCGGCTGGCATTTCCACGCAAACACTTTCCCCTGGCACGAACGCAGCCACCACGGCCGCCATCAGCACGGCCAGCCTGTCGAGCGTTGGGCTGTTCTTCGCTCGCAACCTTTCCACGGTGAGCACGGCCACGGTGTCTTTTGGCCAGCTGTCGGCCGGGGCACTGGTTCCTGCCGTCTCGCTGCGTGGTGGTGAAGCCGCTGTGGGCCGCCTGGCGGCAGGAAACTACGCCGCCCAGGCCAACCTAACCGACACCAAACTAGTCATCACGATCGTCGAGGGCTGACGTGAGCAGCCAGAACGCCGGCAACGGCCCGAAGCAGGGCGCGGGCAATCAGTTCGTGAAGTTCTCGCGGCAGTCTGCCCAACGGATTGCCAAGGCTGTGCGGACGGTTGAGGGCGGCAACCGGGATCAGCCTGGGATCACGTTTGATCACCCGACGCCGAGCAACAACGCCAAGGTGTTTCGGATTGGCACCTTCACGGGTTCGTGGTCTATCGGTGCCACCAAGACCGTTACGTTCAAGTATGCGACCAACACGCCCAACACTGCGTCGGCAACCAATCTTTTTTTCCCAATCACAGGAACCGCCAGCTCCGATTGTGCGATTGCCAAAGACGGCACCGCGTGGTTTCTGATCGACGTGCCCTTCGAGACGGCCACGGCGGTTTTCGTAGGGGCAACATCGTCCACGGCCGTGATGACTGACGTGACGCTGTCGGCTTCACTCAACACGACTGCCTGCACGATCAGCATTGGGAAAACGCTCGTTACGACTTCTGTGACGATTGTGTCTTCCACGTTTACCTCCACATTCACGCGGTTTAAGGTGTAGTAATGGCGTGTTGTTGTTCTGATCCGCCAACCTGCTGCACACGTCCGTTTCCATCAAGCCTGACACTACAAGTCACGAACCTGCGAGCGTTTCCAGCGTCTTCAGTTTACTACGGATTTGAGGGCTGTTTTGTGAATGGGCGCGGCTACGGTGACTGTAGCACCTATGACCTTGGATTTTGGAATGCCCACATGGACACCACATTCACAGTCCCGCTTACGGTTCCCGCAACGTCCACAAGCAACACTCTTTTGTACCAATATGGTCCTTGCCAGCCACCAAGTGGAGCCGGAGTAAATCGACAGGCCATGCCGTCACAATGCATTCAAATCGCAAGCGACCCCGCCGGAGGTTTCTCTGGAATGTATTTCTCTGAAGCAGCGTTTACGGTTGGCAGGGTTGGCCAGATAGTGATTGAGAACGTGCCATTTCCCTCGGTGTGTCAAATGTGCAACGATCCTCTGCCGTTGCCGTACTCACAATCCACGCGAGTGGTTGGCCTTGGCTGGAGAGATGGGCCGCGCAATCAGTTCGACCAGCAGCTGATGATTCATTTCTGGGCCGATGTGATCGTAGATGCTTAATCCGCAATGTATCTTGAATAGCGAATGCGGCCAGTGTGCTCAATGCGGCATTCCCGCGTGCAAATGGGATCTTCCGAGGCGTTGCGCTGCCGTTACGAATGACTGGCCGTTTCCGCCAATCAACGTAAACCAGTCGCATGCTATGTGCTCGGCCGGCACCGAACTCAAGACACTGCTCGCCGGCTGGCCATTTCGCATCGTCGCCACGGCCGACTGCAAATGCACAAGCCGCGCCCGCTACATGGACACCAAGGGCTGCGACTGGTGCGAGTCGCCCGAAGGCATGGCCGAGATTATGGGCTTTCTGCGGGAAGCGGCCGAAGAGCGCGGCCTGCCGTTCCTTGACCTCCCCGCTAGGTTGCTCGTGAGACGGGCGATAGCCAACGCCCGCAAAGCGGAGGCGAAGCGTGCCAAAGAAGCCGAAGCAGCCGCAGCCGAAGGCCGCCCGGCCTAATCTCGCCGAGTTGGACTTTGAGGACGAAGAGGCTACGGGCCTCGGCATCATTGACGACGACGGCCACATGGTTCTGCGGCGTGATGCCGCTAAGCCTGCGAAGGGAGTCGGCCGTGCCAAAGGCAAAGCCCGCAAGCCTGCTCGATGACGTGCTTGCCCGCACGGCAACCGGCGGCCGGGATTCAAGACGTGGTTTGACCGTCTGCCAGCAGAGGCGCAGACCGAGCTTGATGCCGTACGCCAGGCGTTCGATCCCAACCTGCATCAGAAAAGGGCCTACTGCGAAGCGATCATGGCGGCGGCACAAACACGAGGCTGGGAGACGGCGGGCATCAACGCCGTAATTGCGTGGCTAAACGGAAGACGCTAGCCGAAGACGTAGCGAGCCGCATGAATGCGGCCACGCAGTTGGCCGCCGATGCCGAGCTTGCCCGCCTGCGTGCAGAGGTGGCCAGCCTGAAGGGCCGCTACAAGTCTGCACTGCAGGCCATCGACGCTGAACGCACCAGGGCCGACGCTATCGCCGG